TATCGTTTTAATTCGCCCCAAATTTCGCTTGCTACTTCTGCTGACATTGTTATTCCTCCGTTGCGTCGGCTGTACTTACCTCAGTTTTAATGTTCTTGAAGTCAATCATCACCTTGTCCAAGCAGCCATCATCGTTCTTTTCCCATGCTTTGCGGAACTTCTTGATGATTTCGCCATCACTAGTGGTAAACACCAGGCTGTTGCCTTCTCGTTTGAGCATTTCTTTTTTCTCAATCAAGTCAACAAGACCACTGTAAGGACTCATCCCTGTTGTGTAAGGAATTTTAACTTGCACACCTTCAAAGGGTTTGGCATAGCGTGTTTTCATAACTTTACAGCCTGCGCGAATACCGTTGACGTCTGACACTTTGTTGCCGTCCTCATCTTCTTTCAGCTTCATTTTCTTCATGGCCACAACAATTGAACTGGCGTAAATGAAACCTTGACCGCCGGAGATTTTATCATCTGGATCAAACATGTCTTGGCTTGCATATGTGTGGTTGGTACAAACCAAACCCACATTGTATGAACCAAACATGTTCACACAATTACGCACCAAGGCAGTGAGAGCTTTGGGTTTGCGACCCAAGTCGCCCTTCATTTCGCCAGCATCAAATTGGTTCACGTCTGTGGGGGTCAACAACATACCCAATGAATCAATCACAAACATGACCTTGGGACGTTCGCCTTCGGGCAGGGCTTTGTAGTCGCTCATGAATGTTGAGATGGTCTTGGCCACATCGTCAATCATGGCCATGCTCAACTTCAGCAATTTGCTTTCGCTTGTGTCCACACCCAGTGCTTTGAGCCAGTCTTCGTCTAGTGCGTTTTCACTATCAATCAACACCACAAAGATACCTTGCTCTTGTGCGTTCTTAACAATGTTGCCTGAGCAGATGTATGATTTGCCTGCACCTGAATCACCAGCAAACACTGTAACCTTGCCCAAGGGAATGCCGCGATTGAAATCTCCTGAGATCAAATAGTTCAATGCATAGTTGCCTGTGCTGATCCAGTCTGTGGGATCGTTAAATCCAATACTCAATCCATCAATGCTTTTTGTGATTTCCTTGCGGAACTTGCTTACGTCAAATGGTTTTCCCATGATTTTCTTCCTTGTATAAATCTTTAAAAATTGTTCTACTGTCTAATTTACGCTGTTGATCCATCAATGCTAATTTTTCAAAAGATCCTGTTAAATCTTTTTCAAACGGCTGATCCAAATGCTTCAGCATGTTTTGATATCCATTTTCTAATAGATAACCCGGATTCTTAGAGATACGGTCTGCTAAAATCTTCTTTACTGAGTTTAACACACTGTTTGGTAAATGTCTAATATTTAGGTATGCCGGACTTGTCAACGCACCAAGTATGAAACTGTTGTTGTGAAATCCCAACCCAGACAAATAATCCACACAACCAAAAATACTGTGATAGTTCAACAAAAAATGCAACATGTTGAATGATATTTTGTGATCAAGATGTTTGACAATTTGTAGATTATCTACAAAGTCTTGCCATATTCCACCATAGCGTATATATTCGTATTCTGTTTCTACAGTCTCTACACTTATGATCCAATGCACATTTTTAAACTCACAGATCAAATCAAAAATACGTGTATCAACTTTGCTGAGATTAGTGTTTATTCTTAAATTTACATCAGGATTGGCCCGTTTCAATAACTCTAAAAATTCCAAATTTTCTTTCATCAACAATGGCTCACCGCCGGCCAAGTATACATGTTTCAACTGTGATGCACGTTCAAAAATATATTGTTTGAAAGACTCTCGTTTTTCGTCTGACGGTGTGTTTATAACTATATTACGTTCACTAGCCCATTTGCTACTGAATTCCGCTGAGCAGTATACACAAGCAAAATTACAAAGATTACTCCAACGTATGTCCGCAGTGTGCAAGGCAAAATTCATGGTGTCGTACAAGGTGTGATCAACATCACGCAATTCCTTAAGATAGAACACACGGTCGCTGATGATGTTGAAATTATTTTTATCCGTTTCTAAATCATAACAAGGATTACACCGAGCAAACTTTTGTTCAGCTCGCATGTCTGCTTTGATCATGTAATCATCGGCAAGTATTTGTTCTATAGGATGTTGTTGTATGTTGCCAATGGGTTCGGCACTGCGTATACAATTTTTAACTGTGCCGTCAAAGTTGTACATGATGCTGGTCCAAGGCACAGGACAAAATGCACGATTGGTCAACATTTCTTTTGCGTCCATTACAATGGCATCCGATGTTTGGCGGCACACAATGCTAGTTCGTTGTATCGCATGCCTTGTTCATTGGCCAACACCATGGTTGATATCACTACCTCAGCCCAGGTGTCAACGTTGCAGTAAGGCCATTCAGACGTTTGTCCAGGGTGTGTGGCCACTGCACCTGGTCTGACCATGGTAATAACTGGCATGTGTTTTTTGTTGCGCAGTTGGGCTATTGCATCATCTAGTGCAATTTTTTGATTTCGATACTGGCTCATTGATATTTCTGTTTGCCCAGGCACAGATTGATCTACCGGGTACTGTGTCATCATTGTACCAATACACCATATGTGTTTGTCCGGTTGATCTTGCCAGGCTTGCCATACTGCATACAATAACTCAGTCTGAGCGTATCCTGCTTGTGCATTGTTTATAAACATATCGCAAGGGGTTATTTTTTCCACAATCTTGGCAGTGTTTCTAATATTGTCGCTGTGGCGTTTGCTCAGCCCCACAATTTCATGCCCGCGAGCAGCAAGAATCTTTGCAAACGCTTGCCCTATTCCTGCGGTATGACCAGTTATTGCTATTTTCATTTTAGTAAATCCAATGGCTCATTGTAAAAAGTAAAACTGGCCACAACTCGCGGCATGTCTGTTGCGGTTAATTTTTCTACACTGTGTTCAATTTGAGAATTAAACACTATGGGGTGGTCCAGATCCAATAGTTCAGCAACCAACTGTCCATCTTGGTACCAACGATTAGCCCATCCTTGTGTATTAATCACTGGCAAATTAATTTTGGCAATCACTGGCAATTCGTCAATGTGTTTTGGCAAATGATTGTTGTTGGTTATAACCGTAACCGCAGCATGTCTAGGAATCAAATTGTACTGATGAAAAAAGTTTAACAATTCTGGCACAGCGGACAACAATTTTTTACAATCAACAAAATGCCATCCGTACTGTGTTGTGGTCAATACATCTGAGTTTGTTTGCAAATATTGATAAATTCCCTGTGAGATAACATACATATTATCAATAGGTAGTGTTGCATAACATTTCATAATATTCCTCGCAAAGCATTTTGTCTTGTGATAAATTCGTCAAGTTCCAGTTGATTATCTGCATCAACGGCTATCTGTCCGGGCAATGTATCTTTAAAAGGAACAGTCTTGGAATTTGTGTACTTCACGTTTAGTACACTTGGATCATGCAATAGTGCATATGAGTGATTTAAGTTGTGATCTTTTACAAACTTAAGAATATTATCAAAATCACCAATGTTCAATGCGCTGACTGTGGTCCATGTATTTAATTCTTGTATTCCCAGACTGTTGTATGCCATTAAATTTTTATAAAATTTATCCCATTTAATGGGCCATCGAACATAGTCATGCACATCCTCTATGCCGTCAAGACTGACTGTTACTGTTACATGTATTCTTCGATCTAATAGATTGCTTATCTCAGGTATGACCGTAGAACAATTGGTATTGATCCTAATAGATCGAATGTTAGTTGGGATATTCTGCAGCAGATAACGATAATTTTTACTGGCACTAGGTTCGCCGCCATTGATGTCCAGATGCACCACACGATCCAATGGCAACTGCCAAAATTTGTCAGAGTTGTCAACAGCAAAATATGTTTTAGACTTTAAACTACCAATTTTTGTACTGTATTGCTCATTGCAGGAAAAACAAGCACTGTTGCACACATTGTCCAACACCCCGCCGACTATTAAATAATCTTGTTGCGTTTGTTTTTTATCAAACTCCACAGCATTGAATCTTATACTGGTTCCATTGATTTGTTCTGTTTGCTTGCAACGTTGACATTCTTTGGGCCACACTCCCTTGTGAAAACTCAGTTTGGCATTGCGTAACCAAGTACTTGATTCCATTTCCTCTAGTGAAAAGAACTCTGGTGCTTGAATCATATGCCCACAGCGACTTACTGTGCCATTGGGATTGAATCGTGCAAAATGATCAAGTCTGGGGCAATACATGTTTTATAATATCAGGATGCCTAATTTGGTAATAGTCAAGCAGTTGTGTCCAGGTCATTTCTTGACCTGCTAGATCCAACAAAATTTGATCTAAGAACAACCAAAGTTGAATGGCTTGATCGTCTTGAAATAATTTTTCAACAAAATCTTGTGTTGGTTTTGTTATATATGCGTCATGATTTATATCAGCAATCTGATTAAAATTTTTAAAATCTCTAAAACGTATTTTTGTATCCGTACGCAGATATTGACTGAGATTTGCCAACCAATAAAACTGTGGCAGGTAATGTGTGTTTAAAAATTTGTATCGTCGGGCAAACCAGAATGCAGTGTTAAAATCTAACTCAGGGTGGTCGCGTTGAAGATGTTGCAAGTAAGTGTTGATGCCACTGACATATCTGGCTCGTGGGTTACGGATATACACATCTACATAATCAAGAGCACTTATTTCATCATTGGTAAACACAGCAAGATTATCTCTTGACTGCTGAATCCGCAAACTACTGTTTCCATTCTTCTGAATTAGATAAACCCATTGATTGTGAAGTGGTATCTCTACCACTTCACACAGTTCTGGAAACAGCTCTGTGTCCAGAGCTGTTCGCATTACTTGGCTTGACGACTACGGATCATGGCCAGGATGTCCTGGGCATTTTGCCCTGAGGCTGCAGGCTTGGCCACTGGCGCGGCTGCCACAGGAACATCATCTTCGTCAAAGTCGCTGGCAGGTGTGGGTGCTGCCACTTTGAGTGCAGGCTTGGCTGCTGGTGTAGGTGTGTCCTCATCAGCATGGCTGACGCCAGCACCACCGGGTGCTTGTACACCTGCAGGACGGAAGTATTGACCCCAACGTTCTGTGTCGTAAGGTTGTCCATCCACTGATGCCTCAAACATCTCTTTGATGACCTTGAGTTCAACATCGCCTGGCTTCTTGGGCAGGAATGTGCTCAAATCAAACAAGCCATGTGCGTCAATAGCAGCCTGTTCAGCTTCGGTCAATGCTGATTCCTTACGTGCCCACTTGCTTGTGCTGTAGTCAGCAAAGCCACCTTTGGCAGTTTTACTGACGCGGAAGTCCAAGCCACGCAAGGTGTCTGTGGGCATTTCTTCCAGCTCAGGATCCATCAATGCACCTTTGATAGTGGCAAAGATTTGTGGTCCGATGATGAGACGTCGGATGGGATTTTCCGGTGTTTTGTCTTCGCTCAGTGGGTTTTCACGCACAAAGCCTTGAAAGATGTAACTGCGTTTCTTCCAGTATTTGCGACCCATTTCTTCAAGGCTCTTGTCCTTGAACCAGGTGCGCACTTCTGCCAAGATGGGACATGCTTCGCCCCACATTTCCACACAAGGTACTTGCACGTACACTTGCTTGGAATCCCCCTCGCCTTTGATGCCAGCGAAAGGTAAACGAATCATCGCTCGTTCTTGCCAGAAAAATGTGTTTTTGGTATTTGCGTCGGGTAAAAATCTCAAAGTACAAGATTGCCCTTCTTCCATGTTCCAGTGTGGATAAATCGAATTGTCTCCACCTGTTTGGCTTCCGCCTTTGTTGCCTTCTGCTGCCTGTAGTCGTGCTCTGATTTCTGCTAATGATGCCATAGTTTTTCTCCTTAATAAGTTGCCTATGTTATGTTGCCTATCTAAATGTTTAGATCTCTGTTGCCTGTGACTCACAAACAAAAAAGCGCAAACACTGTAGTAGTATATGCGCTTTTTGTCTACGTGTCAAGTGTATTTATATCATCTGAGCAAAGCCAGTGATTTTATTCTTGCCAGAAGTGCATCGCCTTCTTGTGTTGGAGTTTCTTTGCCTTCGTAGTATGCACCTGTAATGGCGCTGTTGCTGTTGATTGGATCATCATTGCTGGTTTCTGCCATTGTGCCACGGGTTCGGTTTCTCAACTGTGCCAGTTGTTGAAATATAGATGACTTTTGGTTACGAGTATCTGTTTGATCCGATGGTGCTGGAACTTCTGCAGCGGGTTCTGGTCTAAAGTTAGGTAATTTGGTACTTGGACTTGATCCCAATTTTGCTCGTGGCAAAGAATAATCCGTTCCCGGTTCGGCTGCTACATCAGTTGGGGCTGTTGGTGCTGTTGGTGCTGTTGGTGCAGTTGGTTCAGTGGGCGCTGTTGGTGCTGTTGGCGTAAGTTGTTGTGTGCGTCTTTTCACAAAAGCAACCGGATCTTGTTGATATTCTAAGTCTGTGAGTTTGTCTTGCAAGTGTTGTTGATTACGTTTTTCTAAATCAGCATCCAATGCACCTTTACGTGCTATGTAACCTGCTTCTGCATCTTTCTTCAGTGCGGGCAATTTGGCCATGTCTGCAGGGGTGTTGAGTCCGTGCTTGCTGGCCAGGAATCTTTGACGCATTAAATCGTCATTGCTCATTCCTGATCGGCTCAATAAGTCTTCCAGTTCGTCAAATTCGTTTGCATGCCCGCCTCTGTAGTCTGGATCATTCACACCTTCATACATGCTGCCACATTCGGCTAGGCCGTGTTCGGGGCAGTAAGAACCTTCAGCAGTCATGTTGCATGATCCTTCGCTCACAGGTACAATCATTGGGCTGATGAGATTTTCATTGATGCCTAAATCTTCAGCAAAACGATCACTTATCCATTCAGATGTATCTATATCTTCGCCAGTTTTTGCGCCATATGGCATATCGTCATAGTAGTAATCATACAATACTTGCTCCAAATGACGACTCATTTCACCAGTTTGCATGAAGTCTTTGACGTCACGTTTGAATGTGTCTTTGATGTGTTCCAGTGTGCTGCCTGTGCTATCGGTCAACACACCTTCTTTGATGGGCACACCAGCGTGTTCAAGCATGCGACTCAATTCATTGTTTTCTACAAATGTGGCCTGGTTGTCGCCTTCTGCCACACCTCCACCTCGACGCTTTAGATGCTTTACATAATTGTGACCGCGGCCATTCAATCGAATGATATCTTGAATGTATTCTGCCGCATGTGTAATAAAGTCACTTGTGTTGTGTACATTATCCATGCCAGTTTTGATATAGATTGCGTCTTTGAGATGCCATTCTGCCGAGGTAACTTCTCCAGGATAAATTATCACTGTGCCAGTTTGCTTTTTACCATTAATAACAGCAGTAAATGGCGCTTCAAACATCTTTGGGAATTCATCCTCATCATCATCGTCATCACGGTTAAAATCATCTGCTTTAAATTCATTCAACGAGCCTTCTGCCATGCCTTGTTCTTTCACAGGCGGTGCAGTGTCTTGGCCAACATCAGCAGGTTCTGCTCGAGTGCTTTGGGGAGTTTGAACGCCCAGTTCGGCCAGTCTGCGTTGTACATCTGAGTCGTCCCAAATATTGGCACGACCTTGTGATCGATCGGCCAAGTCGTTTAAGATGTCAAACAACTCGTCATCACCCACAATGTCATACAACTGCTCTGTAGCGTTGGTAGCATCAGGTCCAACAATGAGTTCGCTACTCATCAGCTGGTTGAGTTTTTCCTGTTGTTCAGGAGTTTCTGGCAATGCCCAAGTTCCTTCGCTCAATTGGTTCATCCAGTTTTCAAATATTTGCGCTTCTTTCATGTTGTTTCCTTGTTGTTGTATCTTGGCCAGTGTGGGCAAGGCAGCTTCAATTCTGGCATCCAGTGTTTGTTCCACAAACAGATCGCGTAGATTTTCTACCAGGGCTTCGGCTTCGCCTGTTTGATCAGGCGCCCAGCTTTCAAAGTATGCTTGGTAGCCACGTGAGCTGCCAAGATGCTTGATTGTTTCTTGTAGGTTGTGATAGTATTGCCGTGCGCTTTCCACAAGTTCTTGTGTTACACCTTCGAACACACGATGGTGTTGCGCACGATTAAAACGACTCAACACTGCCATTTCACTCACAACCTCTGTGATGTGATTGCCACGTACATCATACGGACGTCCGCCTTGACGCACATGTTCCAACATAGCTCGGCCGCCACCTAAACTTTTAAATGGCAAACGAAAACGTTCTTGATCAGCAGTTTCAATAAACAAACTTTCTACATAACGAAAACGCTTGTCATTTTCGCCTAACACACGATTGTGATTGATTACCAGTCTGGCCTGAGTTTGCTCACCCATGTAACTGACCTTGCGATTTCCATAATATCCTTCAAACAATCCTTCTTTGATGGCAGCAATGCCAGCCAGATTGTGTTTGAGTTTGTTGATTTCTGTAGGTGTCCAGGTGGCTGAATGGCTTGATGCTTGATTGCTGAGTTGTTCTAAAAAACTGTACCAATCGTCTTTGTCTTCGGGCTCCATGCCCCTGCCCAAATTGTCTCCGTAGTACAAACTGAGTTCATTGTCAGCAATAACACACACTGCTGTGCCGTAGTTCTTGCCTGAATCTGCCACATAATCAAATTTTATGGTAACAGCGTCGCCGGCTTCACTGGGCTGGCCCTGTTTGTCAAAGTATTCTGGGTCAAAGTTCTTTGTAACCAGAAAGTCTGCTAGATCTTGAGGTAATGCTTCCATTGTCATAGTTGTGTATTTAGCGCAGCATTGATATGAACGGCATTGGTTCTATAATGTTATCACCGTGATCTTTCATTTGTGTGTCTAATTCTGCATGATAAGTCTGCAACAGCATGAGCATGCGCACCACCAACAGCGAACTCATAACAAGATCATCAGTTTCACCAGGTTTGGCAGCATAGCTGCCAGCATGCGCAACAAAAGTTTTGAGTTCACTGATCAAGGGTCTGCTGTATAGTTTCATACGCCCAGATTCTACCAGCACTTTGAACTTGTTGCAGGCGGTGAGTTTGGCCTTGTTTGTGGTGTTAAATCCTTTGCGGAATCTACGCCCTGTTGTGCCTATTACTGAATTGTCGCTGAGAAAATACCCCTTGATGTTTTCTTCCCCGTACTCGTTTATTGAGATTAAGGCTGCTTCACCAATGGTGTTGTTTTCTACTGAGTAGTAGATCTTTTTATCATCTTTTGTGATTTCGTACAGTTCTTTTACAATTTCAGCCAACAGTTTGACCTGTGTGGGGATGTCTGTTTTGTTGTGCCTCCACTCAGCCACTTGCTCTGTGGTATCTGCTTCAAACACTTGTATGGCACTGGGATCGCCTCCGGTGCCCAGGCTGGGGTCTAATGCCACAATGTAGATTTTGTCTTTGACCGGTGTTTTATACCAACGCACTTGCCCTGTGCGGCGGTTGGGTTCTACGCCTTCTAAGTCCAGCAGTTTGGTAGGAGCAATCAAGGTTTCGTCATTGATAACAAATTCGCATTCCATTTCACGTCGGAATCGATCTTCTCCCAGTTGTGCTAACTGCTCCGATCCCCATTTTTCATCTCTGTCAGGATGTTCACGCCAGTTGCTTCTAAATGCACGGAATCCATTGATGCCTAACTCAGTGGTGTTGCCATGCTCGTCCTCAGTCTTGTTGGCACCTTTCCACAGGTATGCAAACTGATCTTCGTCTGAGTTGGGTGTTGACGTAATAATAGCCTTACCACCTGTGGCCAGTGTGGGACTGATAGAAGTCCAAAACTCTCGAGCAATGGTGGGGCGAACAAATGCGAACTCATCAGCGTACAAGAGTGAAATACTCATACCCCGTCCAGTTGTTTCTGTTGTGGTTTGTGCAACAATGCGACTGCCGTTTTCAAATTCCAATGAATTTTTGTTGTAACTTGTAGCACCTGCTCTGATATGGTTAGGGCATAGTTCATACGCATATCTAATACGTTGCATGATCTCTTGTGCGCCTGTGTATTTGTGTGCGGCTACTAGGATGGTACTGTCAGGAACAAACATTGCATACCACAACAAGTATCCAGCAGCCGATGTTGACTTGCCTGTTTGTCGAGGCATCAAGGATATTGAGTATCTGTAGTTGTGATAGGTTTCAATCAGTCTGGTTTGATATTCAAACGGATGATACAACATCTTGCCGCGGGTGGGATGTTGGATAAAGAAAAAATTATCCATGAAATACAACGGACCAGTAACTGGATCAGCACACTTTGCAAACTCTACAAGTTCATCTTCAGTGTACACTTCCTTACGGTGTGGTGCTTTGACCAATACCGTTTCTAAATTTTTACTTGGGGGCGAAATCATTCATAATTCTTTCTGCAAATTTTTTATGTCCCAATGGACCAGCATGCATACGATCTCTTGCATACTCTACTTCTTCGCGACTTTTAGCAAACCAATCATGTGCATTGTAAGTCAAACAACGTATGCCTAGTTTGTTACACAATCCTTCAACCGCCAGTCGATTACGTGCATTATTTAAGTCTGCATTGCGATCATTCAAAAACCAAGTTTTAACAAATCCATCTTGATCGGCTTGCCCAATTTCACTGCCGGGCAAGTAGGTATCATGATAGTGATCAACTTTTTCTGTTATCAAATCAAAGCGATGTTTGGGAGGTGCTGCCATTACTACCAACTTTGGTCGTAGTATGGGTAACCAATGATCTGCTAACATAAAACAAGTGTCTGCGCTGATGCCACCCCAGGCTAGATTATAATTTTTCAAGCTCAATGCTTGTGATACTAAACAAGGCCATGTAGCTTGTTCTGGCAGGCCAATGCCAATGGTATAACTACAACCCAATGAAACCAAACTGTCTGCTTGAGGATCAAATTCTTCTGATCTAAATCCGTTACTGTTTAAACGATATGTTATAGCATCATGGTCAAGCCATCCTTTGCTGCGAAAATATTCACGATATTCTTCATTTTGAACAAGACGTTGAAAACTTTCTTCAGTGTCAGTTGGCAACCATTTTAAAGTTTGGTGGCGATATTTTGACATCATACCAAAATGCCAAGGTGGTTGGTTATTGTTCATTGTAGTCCTTTACTAAATTGGGCCACAGGTCCGCAAACCTTGTGGTTTTCTTCAGTGTTGTTTCGGTATCTTGATGCCAGAGTAAAATGTTTGGAACAAAATCTTGATTGGTCAAATAACTGTTATCTATTAATGTAGCACGATATCTTTTGAGTACATCAGTGCTTAAATGCGGGCGAGCTTGATATTTGTCTACAGTACGATCGATTTCTGCAATAGCAAGTTGCCGTAACCCAGTGGATTGACGTCTAATGTCCAGCACCCACGGATTGGTTAACTCACACCAAAAAATATCCAACTGTTGTTTGGCACAAAAATCATAATATTCCATCAAGTCTAACGCACAGTAAATTGAGTAGGCAGGATGAGCTTGAATTTTTTGACCATCGCGTTTCATAACTTGTATGTTGTTAACAAACTGCGTCCACGATGCACCATGCCGCACATATTCAAACTTTTCTGCGTTGGCATTGTCAAAACTGATCATCCAACTCACATTGGGCCAAGTCTTTAACCGCTGATAGATAGCATTGTGCTCAAGGTCCACACTGAGATTGGTCGTGACCATGACACTGACTTTGGCAGAGTCAATGTAATCTAAAAACTGCTCTAGTCCTTTTTGCAACAACGGTTCGCCACCTCCTAGACTGAGTCCTTGAATGTTGTGCCCTTGTGTATGAGCCAGTTCAATTAGATCTGCGTGTTCATTTTTGACATGATTGATAGGAATCTTTTTTATACTTTGCCATGCTGTGCTGGTTTCAGGATTGCAGTACACACAAGCAAGATTGCACAGGTTACTCCAGTTCACTACCAAGTGTTCTAGTTTGAAAAAGTCTGGATTTGAGTCAATTGCTGCCATGGTTTCCGCACTGGCCTTGCGCACTGTTCTACCGCTGACTCCTGTGGTTTCTTCCAATCGTTTGCACCATGAGCATCCTGGCGCCCATTCTCCACGGGCCATAGCTTGTTTCATGCCAGTGATCACTGGACCTGTTATAACTTCTTGTATGGTATTTTTCTTTATGTTGCCTATCATGTCAACACAGTGAAAGCACGGGCTAACTTCTCCTGCTTGATCAATGTTAAGGCTGGTCCAAGGCGCAGGACAAAATGTAGGACTCTCAGTAATCATTGTGGTGCGATCCATGTGTATGATGTTACTCTGTAAGAGTCTGATGGTGAGAGCATGGCATGCCACATTAATTGTCTATATCCTGTGCTATCTGCTTGATTGATCATAATGTAGCCTGCATTAGGCTGTTCTGGTGTTTGATAACGCAAGGTTGACGGATCTTTATGCCAATAAAATGCAGTGCCCGGACCGCGCCAGGTCAAATGCATACTGCCAGGCATTTCACCATCTGTGTGCATACTACAAGTAAATCCTGGCTCGTCTACCCACCAGGCTGTACCCGAGTAAGGTTGTAGTTTTCTTCCTATGCCTTGTTCTATTGCAGACCATTGCTGACTGAGTTCTTGGTGCCATTGGTCAATCCAAGGTATAGCCGTGTCGTTTATGCGTCTACGTGCCCAGTTTTCCTGTCCTTCTTGACGTTGCCAAGGTATACTCATCCAGTCTGTTGCTGTGACCAGTTCTGCTAGCTCTGCACTCACAGCATGCTCTATTCTAAACAAATTGTTTTCTGCGTCTATTAGCTTTACAAGCATTGGTGTATCTCCGGCCATAGTTGCTCAAACTTTCCTGCTGAATCAGGATGGTATTGTGTTTCAATGTCTTGTATGTGTTGTCGGAATCGTCGGGTTGTTCCTGCACGTTCTTGAGTTATTGCATGATAATTTTCTAATGCTTGGTTGAAGAACTGACGTTCAGCAGGTGTAGCAATTCCTGTGGTATAAAAACGTTCAATCTCTGCGGCTGCTAATTCTGCCACGGCAGGTCCATGCAAGAATGGATCCAGGCATTCAGGTTGAAACAAGTTTTGCCATAGTACCGTAGCACCCGCTGATTCAACAAACTGCCTAAATTCAACTAGCCGCGTGGCATTGTATATACTGTACACTGCATGCACACCGCCCCACTGTCCTTGCGACTTCATTAATCCTTGTATGATTTTCAAGTTTTCTTGAAGCACGATCCAGTCCCCGCCGTGCCGTACATATTCAAAACGATCGCCTATGTTGTCAAAACTCATGCTCCAGCCTACTCTGTTGCGTTCAGACAGTTTGCGGAATATTTTATTGTTCTGCAAGTCCACATTCAAGTTTGTAATCAAGGTAACAATAGCAGTGTCTGGTATGACATCCAGCAGTCGTTCGTTTTCTGGCAACAACAGTGGTTCGCCACCCACCAGCGCAACTTCGTGTATGCGATCATGATGTTGTTCCAAAAAGTCACACACTTGTTCATAATAAGGTCTTGTGCCTGACTTAAACGGTACTTGTTTTAGTTGTGCCCATTTGCTACTAGAACTGGGGTCGCAGTAGTTGCAACTGAAGTTGCATGTGGTGTTCCAGCGCACATCCACAATCACAGGATAGTGATACTGGTCACCAGCGGTGCTGTAATCAAAGTCAGGGTTTACATTGTTGTGCCAAGCACGTTCTGAATCTGCACCAAAGCGTTCAGCACGAACACAGTTGGAGCAATAGTCATGCGCTTGCCCTTGTGAGAGACTAGCACGTATTTCTGCCATCAAGTTGCTATTGAGTATTTGTTCTATTGACTGTGAGTTGAGGTTACCCAGCATGTTGGGGTTGCCAGCACAGCAAGTTTTGACATCGCCACGGGGATTGATATGCAGGCCACGCCAGGGGGCTGCACAATAAAAATTGCTCATACCGTATTTACGGTGTTAGTCGGCGCTCTTGCATTTTTGGCGTTTGGCATTTGTGAGTGCGCCAAAGTCCACAGGCCATTCTTGTCCAATTGGCAGTTCACGTGCATTGGCTGGGTAAGCAAACTTTACGCCGGCTTTGTTTTCAATGGCCGAAACAGCGGCACGGGCCCGGGTCAAGTCATTGCCTTGTCCGCCTTCGTGTCGGAAATACCAGCCAGCCATGGCACCTGTGGCTTGATTGATCACAATCTTGTAGAAGCCTGTGGGCACTACAACACCGTTGCCAATCTTTTTGTCAGTGGCTGTGTCATACACAGCACCCACATAGATTGTATACACCTGATTTTGTTGCACAGTCCAGCCACGCACTGACGTTTCCAACAGTTTCCAAATGCCACGATTGAGTCCACCCAGTTGTGGGTACATGTTGGTCATTAGGAATGACTCATATTCCACTTGTTGGTCCCAAGATAAGTCGCCATCAGGAGCGGCATGGCCTTTGTCGTAACCGGTGCCGGCATAGTCATCTGGTCTTGGTCCGTTGGGTACACTTGCATCTGCCACAAACGCATTGGTTCTTGGCCAGCATCCTAGTGCATTGGGAGGTGTTAATGTATAGGTCACATAGTTGGGAATCTTTGCGGCTGCATCATAAGCCACAAAGTATGCTCTACGGCAAATGGCTGTGACCTGTTTGCTAGTCTGTGCCCAACCATAAGGATTGTGTGCTTGACAACGAGCTGGATCTAAGGGTGCTGTTTGATCCCAAGCATGGGCTGATTGCAAGGCTGCCAGCAACAGCACAAAGAGTAGTTTTTTCATATTGATATTTATTGATTGGTTAACGAGGATAGCCGGCAAATGGTTTTACAGGGCTTTGTTTCAGTACAGACGCGGGTTCCAGGCTGTTGGGTGTGCTGATTTGTACTTTTTTAGCAGGCAAGCCAGCCATTTTCAATGCCTGATCAATTATGGGTTCAATAGTGGCGTTAAACCCAGCAACCACTGCTTCTTCCCCAAACGCGGCCTTGGGCGACCAGTCTGGAAAGTTGTCAGCAATGCCATCTGTGCCGGCATCACTTCTGGCACGGGCCATGGCCACACCCAGTCGATAGATCTGATATGGATCGCTGGATTGTACTCCAGGCAATGTGAACACATGATTCATGGGATCAGCTTGCTCAGGAGGCAGCGTTGTTTGTTCAGTGATAAACTCTCGTGCTCTCATGCTGCTGTCTCCACTGTTTTATCCCAGTGATTTGCAGGAATAATGGATTTATAATCACACTGCTGATCCCAGTAGTCAGAATCAAAAAATGTGTAGTATTTGGTTTTCAACAAACTTTCTCTACTTTTTTCAATTTCTTCTTTGGGCTGACACATTACCAAATTGTACTTGCAGTTGTTGGTCAACACACCTTTGATGTAGGTGCGTTTGGTTTGGTGATCAGGTAAAAACACATATTCAGGATGTTGATCGTTCAACTGCAAACAACGTTGAGTCATTTGTTGATCTGTTGTCTCATCGGGTAAAATGTAAATTACTAATTTAAAATCTACGGCAGGAACTCCCATCATATTTAATTCTGTGTTGATGATTTGATACACTGCTTTTTTAGCAAATGGGCAAACAGGCATATTGCCCAACTGTTCTTGAGGTTGGCTGACATGATCTATCCAAGATTTGATATGAGCATCAACTTCGTCAACGGAATGCATATTCACCGTGGATAGCCTTTGAACGCTGAGATCGGACTGGTAGTGTTTACAGCCGGATGTTCTTGACTGCGCAGGTCGCCCTGATTTAAATCTTCGTGGTGGCTGCCAATGGCTTTATAGGCCATTTTCATCATGTCTTGTTCTTCTGAGGTGTAAGGTGCTGCAATGTTGTTGCGTCCTGCCCAACTCTCTCCATCAATTTCAGGAACAAAAGTACCGTCAGTTGAAGCCACTGCCATCATTATACGATTGAGTTCGTAGGTACGGTCAGCAAACTGTGCATCACGAAACTTGTTCAATCCCACTGTGCCCATGTCAAGTCGTTTGCTAATTTTGCCAACACGGTCTTCAGCAACGAACTCTTGTGCTCTCATGTTATGTGGCCGGAGTTGCTATGCCATTGCTGGCTGCTGTGGCCGAGGTTGCTGTGCCCAGGGCAGTGGCAGTAAAACCGCCGGTACCTGTGAGAATATTCAAGTAGTTGCCAGCACCCACATAGTATTGTGCCACAGCATTGCCAGGAACACTGATGGCATTGGCATACAAATTGCCCACGGGAGTGGTCATTGTGGCATTGGCCGTGTTGCCATTGGCTTCTTTATAGGTCAACTGCACTGCACTGACTTGAAATGTCACGTTGCTGAGTGATGTAGCGAATTCCACTCGGTCTGTGGTCCACAAGGTGTTGCCAATGGCATTTACGACTTGTACTGTGGTGGCCATTATTTGTCGCCTTCAGGTTTGGAAACTATGGGTTGAAATAGTTCTCGTGCTTGATACATCACACCTGGAATTTCTACAGGTGTTTGTTTCACACTTGGAATACTGGGTGGAACGTAATTGTTAGCGTTACGCTGTGCAATGTCTGCTGCCACTTCACTGTAAGGTCTCATCATGTTGTTTGAACTCATTGTTTACCCCTTGTATGCTTGCCATTGGTTGGTAAGAGCAAAAATGCTTTCATCAACTTTCTTTTCTGCCTGGGCTTTTTTAATAGCCTTGTCAACTGAACCAGCATGCTCTTCTGCACCTGTTTCAATGTTGCCATCGCCGTCATAATCTTTGTCAGCTGTTTTGGCTTCTTTGATACCGGCAATTTCTCGCATGCGTCGAATGCTTTCTTTTACTGTATCTTCTTCTTCGTTGACATCATCAGCAGCGTCTTTCATTGGCTCTTTTTTATTGTTATCGTCGTCTAAGTCCAAGAAGTCAGGCTTGGCTGCTTCTGCCAGTCCAGCCATTTCCATCATTCTGTGCAGATCATCATTGTGTGGACGGGTAGCTACCACAGGCACAGTCGATTGTCCGTTGCCAGCAACGTCTGCTTTGGGCTTGTTTAGTCCGCCTGCATAACCAAAGTTATTGTCGGCTTGTTCAGTGTTGGTAGGCCAATCAGGTGCGTTTTCATCAATTGCTTGTTCGACGTCACCGCAGCCACAGTCTTCCATGCCGCATGTGGGGCATGGCTCTTCATGTGAATGCATGTCGCTGCCTGAGCCGCCAAGTCCTGCTGATTTCAGTATCATGGCCAGTTTCATTGCATCTTCATCTGTGGCTGTGACAGTCAGGCTTTTGTTGCCTTCTGTTGAGTCGCTCATGTTTACGCTCATTGATTCAGCAATCATCTGTTCCAGTTCACGATTCATTGAGTCGTAAATGCCTTTGCCAAAGCTCATACCTCCAGCCTTGGCTGGTTTGACAGTGATTTGACCTTTGTCCATAGTGGCGCTAATTCGGCCAGTGGTAGATGATGTAGAACTAGTACCGTCAGTGTTTACCGTGGTTTTCAATCTGCCTTCTTCAGAGTTCTCATCAACTTCTTCTTTCTTTTTGCTTTTGACTTTTTCAGGTAAGCCTTTGTGCTTGGTACTAGCAAAGTCTTCAGCGTCAGACTTCTTCATGGTCTTGGCCACTTTACCCACAGTCTTGCTGGCAGGCTTTTTACCTTTTTGTGCAGCATGTACCATGCCCATGAACTTTTGTTGCTTCTTGCTCACTGCTTTTTCAGCAATGGGTTCTTCTCCGCCATCGCTGTCTTGATTTTGCATGTATTCATCCACAGCAACCATCATGCTTTCAACTTTGGCCAACTTTGATTGTACCCATTCTGGCAAGTTGTCGTTGTCGCCTAATATTTTATACAGTGCTTGTGCATGACGCACAATGGTCTTGATGTCGCCCTTGGCCATGTCGCCTTCATGATCGTACTCACCTTGATCTGCTGGATCTATGTCGCCTTCTTTGGTCATCAATTTAGAACGTCCACTTGGTCCTTTGGCACCAATAGCACCTGTTGTGCCCTTTGGGCGTCCACGTCCACGTGGTCCTGCTTGTGCGTCTGATGCATCATCTGCACCAACACTGTTGCCTTGGTCGTCGGTACGGCGTGTTACCATGCGGCCTGTGGCTGTGTGCTTGATGTCATGCTTGTGGCCACGTTCAACTGAACCAACTTTGGGTTTGACTTCTCTTGGGCTTGACAAGTCAAATGCAGTGCCTTTTGAACGTTCTTCGTCCATTTCGCCACTAGATTTAGATTTAGAACCTTTGCGCAACATAGCAAAG